CGCCCCATCACGCCGACCATGATCGTCCTGCACCACACCAGCGGTAGCTACAACGGCTCCGTCTCTTGGTGCATGAACCCAGAAAGCAAAGTGAGCTACCACGTCATCATCGCCCGCAACGGCAACCGCACCGTCCTCGCCGACGACACGGCCCGCTGCTGGCATGCAGGTCTGTCGAGCTGGCAAGGCGTCCCAGACTGCAACAGCTATTCCCTCGGCGTGGCATGGGATGGCAATACCTACGAAGACCCGCTCGGTGAGGCAGCGATGGACAGCGCCATCCAATACATCGTGCCGCGCATGAAGAAGTGGCACATCCCCATGAGCCGCATCGTCACCCACCAACAAATCGCCCCCAATCGCAAGAACGACATCTCTCCCGCCGACGCGGCGCGGTTCAAAAGTAGGCTCAAGGCAGCACTTAACTAATCAACGACTATGGCCAAAACAATCGGACAACTAACACAAGCCACAACCCTCGCATCCGGCGACGAGTTTATCATCGAGCAGAGCGGACTGACCAAGCGTGTCGCTGCATCCGTAGTGCGCGGCGGGCTGGTCAATGCGGACATTGATGCGGCGGCGGCCATTGCCTTCAGCAAGCTCGCTGCCCTCGACAGCGCCAACATCCTCGTTGGCAACGGCAGCAATGTGGCGACCAAGGTTGCTGTGACTGGCGACGTGACGATCAGCAATGCTGGTGTGACGGCGATTGGGAACAGCAAGGTTGTCACGGCGATGATTACAGATGCCAATGTGACACCGGCCAAGCTCTCGCAGCCGCTTACGCTCGCCACCGCGCAAAACACGACCAGCGGCACCAGCATCGACTTCACCGGCATTCCGTCGTGGGTGAAGCGGATTACGGTGATGCTGAATGGGGTTAGCACAAATGGGACTTCAGACATTCTAATTCAAATTGGAACGACTGTCGGCATTGAATCAACTGCATACGGATCATCTATGACGTATATCGTCAATGCAACAGCAGCAACAACCAACGTAAGCTCTGGATTTTTGGCGGGAACATTTGGAAATTCTGGGGCGCAATACAACGGAATTTCGACAATTTGTAGCATGGGTAGCAATGGCTGGGTCATGGCTTGCAACTTGAATGACAACGCTTCGACAAGAATGTTTTTAGGTTCTGGCGCAAAAACCCTTTCCGGCACCCTCGACCGCATCCGCCTAACCACCGTCAACGGCACGGACACGTTTGACGCAGGATCGGTTAACATCATGTATGAGGGCTAACATCTAAATGTCCCTCGAAAGCCCCATCCTCAGAGACGGTGACGCCGGATTCGCAGGCTATGCCTCGCGCATCAATCCGGTTACGCTGCCTGCTGGCATGCTCCAGCTCTCGGAGAACATGCGGCTTGATCGCGGTGTGGCGGTGACGCGCAAGGGCGCCAAGCGCATGGCGGATGCGATCAGCGTGGCCAGCTCGCCGCTCACGGTGCCTTTTGTGCTGAACCCAGCGCCCAACGCGCCGGTCGTGCAAAGCGTCTACAGCGGCGGCATCTTTGCAGCCAGCGTCTACCGCTCGCCGGACCAAGTGCAGAGCGCGGAGATCGTTGTGCTGGCGGGCGGCGACCGCGCTTACACGATCCTCTTGGACGACAACCAATCCTTCGCCGGTGTCTGGTCGGGCGGCTTTCTGGTCACTGACACCGGAGAGGAAATCGTAGACGAGAACGGCGACACCATCGTCATCAGCGTGCTCCCGCAGGAGCTGGGCTACCCGACATCGCCGGACGAGGTGATTGAGCCGACCGACACGGTCAGCATGGTGCAGGCTAACGACCGCCTCTACCTCTTCCGCGAAGCCGATGCCTCGCGTCCGAATTGGGTTGTCAAAAACGTGACCACCGGCGGCATCACGGTGTCCTCGACCACGGCGACCGTCAACCTGACCGGCCACGGATTCCCTGCCGGTGCCCGCGTGCGCATTGAGGGGAGCACTGTCGCTGCCTTCGACGGCGTGGAATACGACATCGCCACGTCCTCAACGAACTCTTTCACCATCACCGTGCCGAGCGGCACCGCGACCGACGCCACGACCAGCGGCCGCACCATCCGCCGAGTAAAGGCACCTTTATACTGGGATGGTATCGCCACCGCCTTCGTCCGTAGCCCCGCAGGCGTGCCCACCGGACTCTCGGCCACCTACAAGACCATGCGGAGCACGCCTTGGGGCACCTACGTCAACAACCGTCTCGTCCTCCCTGACGGCAAAAACAACGTGCTAATCAGCGATATTCTGGACGCCAATACCTACGATCCCTACTGGCAGTCCTTCCGCGCCGGTGCGGGCAGCAATGACTTCGTCGTTGCGGTCCATCCGTGGGTGGAGAACAGCTTCCTCGTCTTCTGCCGCAAGTCGATCTGGTTGGCCGAGGTCAATCAGTTCGCCAGCGTGGACGGCGCCAGCACGGCCATCGACACGGCGCTCAGCAAGCTCACGCTCCTCACCGATGAGGTCGGCTGCGCGGCCCGCCGCTCCATCGCCACGGCAGGGCAGTTTGTCTATTTCCTCAGTGACTCCGGTGTCTACCGTCTCGACAGCCGCCTCGACTTGAAGCTGCGCGGCGATACCAAGCCGCTCTCGGACCCCATCGCCAACCAGCTCGACGACCTCAACGCGACCTTGCTCAAGAACTCGGTGGGGCTTTGGTATTCCAACCGCTACTATCTGGCGGTCCCGCTGGCCGGTGCGGACAACAACAACGGTGTCTTCCTTTACAATGCGCTGAACGACCAGTGGGAAACCCGCGACATCTACGGCTTCGGCGTGGACGACTTTGTCGTAGCCACCCGCGCCAACGAGCGCCGCCTCTTTGTCAGCAACAAGGCCGGTCGCCTCATGCTCCTCGACGAGATCGAGGAAGGCGACCAGTCGCCGGATGTGCAGGCCGATGTCATCACGCCGGTCCCCGGCCGCATCGTCACACGCCGCTATGGCATGGGCAGCATGTCAACGAAACGCTTCGTCCGCTCGCTGGCCGATGTCGTCTTGCCCAACACCGGCTCGGTCACGGTCAAAGCCATCACGATCAACCCCGACGCCACGATCACACTGGTGCCCGGGCAGACCAACACGTCCGGCCTCGCGGAAGACTACACGCTCAAGCAGCCGATCCGCGCCAAGGCACACTACGCCGAACTGGAATTTCTCACCACGGCCAACCGGCCGGAAATCCGCAACGTCTCAATCGAGGCCGCAGGACCGAGCAACCCGCCGACTGAGACAAGGAACGCAGCTTAACAACTAAGGAACAAAATCATGGCAACCGTAACCGCATCCTACAACTGGGTCTCAGGCGAGACCGTGACCCCCGCCAAACTCAACACGACCGCCGCGCCGACTGTGGTGGTCGCTGACAATGAAGTCACGACCAGCAAAATCTTGGACGGCGCCGTGACCTTGGCCAAGCTAGTCACCGCCGTGCAGCAGGCACTCTTGCCCGCAGGCGCCGTGCAAGCCTTCGCCATGAACAGCGCCCCAAGCGGATGGTTGGCGGCAGACGGCAGCAACGTCAACCGCACGACCTACGCCGCCCTCTTTAGCGCCATCAGCACAACCTACGGCGCCGGTGACGGCAGCACGACCTTTGCCCTGCCTGACCTGCGCGGCTACTTCGTGCGCGGCAGCGGGACCAACGGCGACGGCACGGCGGCGGGAACATTCGGTGTCAAGCAGGCGGATGAATTTAAGAGCCACACGCATACGGTGTCGGCCAGAGGAAGTGATGCAGCGGCCAATTTTGCCGCAGGCTCTTTCCCTGCAAATCCGCAAACGCTGACGACATCGGCTACAGGCGGCACCGAAACCCGCCCGAAAAACATCGCCATGCTGTATTGCATCAAGTTCTAAGCATGCTCGCATGGCAAAAGGCAAAACACTGGTGGGACAACCACAGCACGCAGGACTTCTGGGAGCTTGTCGGCGAGCATCTGAGCAGCGGCTTAGTCCACGCCACACCGGAAGTCTTTCTGCTGGCCTCGGAGCTGCGGTGGAATGCGGAGGAGAAGTGCTTTGAAAGCGGCGAGCCTAACACTTGGTTCGTCACTTTGGCTGCTGCTGTTGGCCGCGCAAACCCTGTGCGGGAGTTTATGCGCGTGGCGACACGCCCGCAGCAATATGCGGCATGGTGCCGACGTGGGAGCTTTGAACCTCGAGTCTACGATTGGAACAAACTAATTAAGAAAACAGGAGGATAACACTATGGGAGGAAAAGGACCAAGCGCACCCGCGCCACAACCAGTGCCAGCCGTACCGGCGCCGATTGACTACGATAAAATGGCCGCCGCGTCGATCCGCGTGGCTCAAGCGCAATCTGCCGCCGAAGAGGCAGCAATCAAGCGGCTATACCCCGAGTATATCCGCATGCAGTTCGGCACCGCCGATCAGCTCGCTGGTAGGCTCGACAACGAATACCTCCAGCGCACGCGCGGCGTCATCGGCGAGGAGCTGCAAGCGGCGTCCGCGCCTAATGCCATTGAGGCGCAGCTCCAGCGTGACGCGGAGTCTGAACTGGCCCTTGGCCGGTCGCTTTCACCGGAGCAGCAGCGCGAAGCCTCGCAGTCTGCACGCGCGGCCTTTGCGGCTCGCGGGCTTGGCACGTCGATGGGCAGCAGCGCGGCTGAGATTCTTAATCGTGATGCCTATGGGCAACAGCGTTTGGATGCGCGGCGTGGGTTTGCGGCCGGCGTGAACCAGATGGATCTGGCGCGTAGGCAGCGGCGGATTGGTCTGGCCGGTGCTTATACCGAGCTTGATCCGTTCCGTCAGTCGATTGGTCCGGCGTTTGGACTGGGCGCTTCGACGCTGAGTAACACGACCGGACAGGTGAGCGGAATCTTCGGCAACTCTCTGCAACAGTCCGGCAACGTGGCCAGCTTCAATACCAACATGCTGGCCTCCAACCGCAACGCTGTGCTCAACAACAATGCCGCCATGCAGGCCGCAGCAATGCAGGCCGGTGCTTCGCAGAACGCGGGCATGATGGGGATGTTTGGCGGGATCGGTGGCGGTGTGGTCACCGGAATCGCGGCGGCCTCTTTCTAATGACCCTCGAAGACAAAGTCTCCTACGCTCACCGGCTCATCGAGCAGTCGCTCGCCGAGTTTGGTAATCCATGCATCGCCTGCTCGTTCGGCAAGGATAGCATGGTGGTGCTGGACTTGGTGCGGCGTCACCGCGATGACCTGCCGGTTGTCTTCCACCGCGAGCCTTGGCAGCCGCACAAGTATCGGTTCGCCGATGCGGTGATCCAGCACTACGGACTGCGGGTCTACGATTTCCCGCCCTCGGCCACGATGGTGCAGGACGGCGGCGGCGAGGTGGAGATCGCCGGATACTACCAGATCGGCG